GGAAGAAGAAGAAGAAGAGGGAGAAGACAGCGAATACTGATGCCATTCCGATCTAAGTTGGAGTCAAAGGTCAATGACCTACTCAAACTAAATCGGGTAGACTACAAATATGAATCAGAGAATATCCCATACATCTTAGAGTGTAAATATAAGCCTGACTTTGTACTAGCAAGCGGCGTTTATCTGGAGGTTAAGGGGTACCTTGATGCTGCCGATAAACGCAAAATGCTAGCAGTCAAAAAGGCTTTCCCTGATCTTGATATTCGTTTTGTATTCCAATCCCCGTATTCAAAAATTCCACGTACACAAATGACTCATGCCCAGTGGGCTGAGAAACATGGTTTTCCGTGGTGCCACTACCAATCAATCCCACCATCATGGCTAAAGAACTCACTACGTTCAACCACTACAGCGAAGATCGACGGATTAACATCCGATTGAATAGTGGGGAGATTGAGGATCAGATCAGAGGGTTTGATGACTTTCTGGCATCTCAAGGCTGGTCAGAGGTAGAAAGAAGTACAGCATTTAAGGTCTACTTAGATGATAACTACTCCTGAATCTTCTGAGCACCTACAACACGAACCCTGTCTGCAGTGTGGATCATCCGATGCTGGAAGTCGGTACTCGGATGGTCACTTTTTTTGCCACAAATGCAGGCATTATGAACCTGGAGACTCCAATTCTCCCTCTCAGTACACCATGCCTACAGCTAAAAATGTTGAGATTAAAGGAACAGCAACACGGCTCACAAAACGCAGGATCAAAGCGGAAACGTGCTCAAAGTTTCACGTCTACAGAGATGACGAACTTCTACGCTTCTATTATCATGGAAGCTCTGGTGGTATTGTCGCAGCGAAAGTAAGGAACCCTGAGAAGGACTTTTGGTGGGAAGGTACTAACAAGGATAACCGCTTCTTTGGCCAACAACTTTGGTCCTCTAACGGTAAGTCTAATGAGAAGTACACTCACCAAGTAATTATTACTGAAGGTGAACTTGATTGCCTCAGTGTATATGAGACATTCCCTACACTGTGGCCGGTAGTTAGTCTACCTGATGGTGCTCCATCCGCTAAGCGGGCTTGTCAGAAACAACTTGAATGGTTACAGTCATTCGATGTAGTTGTACTGTTCTTCGATAATGATGATGAAGGTAAGGCAGCAGCAGAAGCTGTAGCTCAAATTCTTCCAACTGGCAAGGCTAAGATTGCTAAACTAGATCCTAAGTACAAGGACGCCTCCGATGCCCTACAGGCTAACGATGTAGAGGCAATTAAGAAAGCAATCTGGAAGGCCGAACCGTGGAGTCCTGCTGGTATTGTTAACTGGGATCAGCTCATAACAACTATCACTACTCCTAACGCTCCTAGCGTGTATGACTACCCATTTATTGGGTTAAATAGAGTCCTACACGGTGTCCGTTACGGTGAACTGATCACTACCACAGCAGGTAGCGGTATAGGTAAGAGTAGCTTGTACCGACAGTTTGCAGCGCACTTCCTTAATGCTGGGGAGAGTGTCGGTTACATCGCCCTGGAAGAGTCTAATAAACGGACTGGTCTAGGGATCATGGCCCCTGCATTGGGAGAGGCATTCCATGTAGGTAAGCGATCAGCGGAAGAGTTGAAAGCTGCTTACGATAAAACAGCTCATTGGAAACTGAATATGTTCGATGGGTTTGGTTCGTATGATCCAGACATTATCTACAACCGTATTGAGTACATGGCCCTTGGATTAGATGTACGTCTTGTATTCCTTGATCACCTTTCTATTCTGCTAAGCGGTTTAGATGGAGATGAACGGAGAACAATCGACATCACCATGACACGTCTACGTTCGTTGGTAGAACGTACAGGGATTACACTATTCCTGATCTGCCATCTCAGTGGTAGTGGTTCTGATGGATCTTATGAAGAAGGTGGTAGAGTAAAGCTGACGAACCTACGTGGTTCTAAAAGTATCGGTCAACTTAGTGATACGGTCATTGCATTAGAGCGTGATCAGCAGGATAGGTCTAGTGATACTACTTGTCGTGTACTGAAGAATCGCTATACCGGCGAGACTGGCCCTGCTTCACTACTGAGATGGAACCGCAATACCTGTAGGTATGAAGAGATCGAATCTCTACACACTAATGAAGACAGCGGGTACTCAGTAAGTAACGTCACAGCTTCTCTCATGGGGGAAGAGTTCTAATGAAACTAATCTTCGACATTGAAACCAATGGCCTTTATCGTTCCGTATCCAGCATCCATTGCATTGCCGTCTATGAGATTGATACTGACAAGACTATGGTATTCAATGATCAGGGCACTGGATGTCCTGGTTGCATTGGTGGTAGCAATTCTATTGCCAACGGCATAGCGTTACTTGATGGTGCTGATCTAATTATCGGTCACAACATCATCTACTATGACATCCCTGTTATTCAAAAGTTCTTTCCCTGGTTCAATCCAGAAGGTAAGGCTATGGATACACTCATTCTCTCTAGGCTAACGTACCCTGACCTACAGGAGCGGGACTTCGCCCAGCGTACTCAGGGTATGCCTAAGGGTCTATATGGTCGGCACTCATTAGAAGCCTGGGGATACCGTCTAATGAGAAAAAGGGTGACTTCGGTAAATCTACCGATTGGAAGAGCTGGTCCCCAGAGTTAGAGGCTTACATGGTTCAAGATGTCAATGTCACCACCAAACTATGGTCCAACTTCCACCAGACTTATCCTGGATTACCTTAGAACACGAAGTAGCAGAGATTCTATCTGCACAAGAGGTATATGGCTGGCGTTTTGATGTAGAACGTGCTCAAGATCTTGACTCACAGTTAAGTCAGGAGTTACGCCTAGCTCAAGAGGAAGCTATTGATAGGTTCCCTCTAGTACCTGATGTTGAGTTTACTCCTAAGCGGAGCAACAAGGCAAAGGGGTATCACGCTGGATGTGTGTTTCAAAAGTTGAAAGACTTTAACCCTACAAGTAGGGATCAAATTGCGTGGATTCTACAGCGTGAAGGCTGGCACCCTAAAGCACGTACCGATAGTGGTAAAGTGCAGATTGATGAGACTGTATTAAAAGAGGTGGGAACACCTACTGCACTCTCATTCCTTCGGATGCTTGACTTAACCAAACAGATTGGTATGGTATCTCAAGGGGACAATGCTTGGCTTAAGTTAGTAACTCCTGCAGGACGGATTCACCACCACTGTTCAGTTAAAGCTGTTACTCATAGATGTGCCCACAGTGGGCCTAACCTAGGTCAGGTTCCATCAGATCTTAGGTTCAGAGAGTTATTCATTCCTGATGAAGGGCACCTAATGGTAGGTGCTGACCTTTCAGGTATTGAACTACGTATGCTTGCACATTACCTAGCTAGGTACGATGATGGTAAGTATGCTGACATACTACTGAATGGTGACATCCATCAGGTAAATGCTGACAAAATTGGCATCACTCGTAAGGCAGTTAAAACTGTAACTTACGCCTTTATCTACGGTGCCGGTGATGAGAAGATCGGACTCTCCTACGATCCATCGCTAAAACCGGCTGCAGCTAAGCGGAAGGGAGCTGAGATACGACAGGCTTTCCTAGATGCTATCGACGGCCTGGAGGAGCTTGTAGATGGGGTTAAGAGTGCTGTGAGGGATAGGGGGCGTATCCTCTCAATCGACAGGCGCCCTATCAAAGTCACATCCCCCCACTCTGCACTTAACTATCTACTACAGAGCGGAGCCGGGGTAATAGCTAAGCGATGGATGGTGATAGCAGACCGTCAGGTATTTACTGCACTACTGAGCCACATCGTGCATCAGTTAGCATTTGTCCATGATGAATTGCAGTTTACTAGTCACCCTGAGTTTACTGGCCATCTAAGTGACATCCTCACATCATCAGCTAAAGAAGCTGGTGAATTTTACAAACTACGATTACCTATCGCTGCCGAAGCAAAGGTAGGTAAGAACTGGGCTGAAGTACACTAACAACATAAATGGCATTACTGATTGATGCAGACTATACTCTATACATGAGTACGGCTGCCTGTGAAATTGATTACGATTATGGGGACGATGTAATTGTCGTCCAGAGTAGGTTCGGTGGACTACAGGAAAAACTTACACGAGAGTTTAAGAAGATCTCTGATAGGTTTCCTAATCAAGAGATGATCCTATTCTTCTCTGATAGTAAGAACTTCCGTAAACAAATCTACCCTGACTACAAAGGACAACGTAACCGGAAAAAGCCTTGCGGCTATCGTAGGGCTATTGACTGGCTATCTGAATACTATGAGATTATTCGTATCCCTGACCTTGAAGCTGACGATGCTTTAGGTATCTGGCAGACTAGGGATAACTCAGAGCATATCATTGTCTCTCCAGATAAGGATATGCGTCAGATACCTGGACGCATCTTTGACGGTGAAGAGCTGTTTGAAGTCACTTTAGCTGAAGGTATTCGATGGCATCTAATTCAATCTCTTAGTGGAGATCAGACAGATGGCTATGGAGGATGCCCTGGTATTGGTATCAAAAAAGCTGAAGGATTGTTTGATAAGTTCGGTCAATCCTGGGACACTGTTGTAGCTGCGTATGAGAAGGCGGGGCTAACTGAAGAGGATGCTCTACTTAACGCTCGCCTTGCAAAGATTCTTACATGCGACGATTATGACTTTGACACTAACTCAGTTCGACTCTGGAATCCTTCCTAGCCTTAACTTCAAACTTAAACTAGAGTAAGAGTTAGTTATCTGCTCAGTTGACCCTTCCGGTAGGGGTAAGGATGAGACAACCGCCGCGATAATGGGGCAGAAGCATGACTCGTCGCCTGCTACCTTTTCAGCAGCAACACCCCCCAGGCCTCTGCCGGCCTCCGGCATGCCCAAACAGGGGGGTCACTCTTTCCAGCGGACGTTTGTTGAGGTACTCCAAGCCTCCGCTGAACATTCCAGACCAGCTCCAGCAGTTACGCGATCGAGGTCTGCTGGTCCGGTCAGACGACTTAGCACAAATTACACATGGCATCTATGATCCCATCTAATCTAGGCAGCATGATGAAGGACGACCTAACGACTGAAGTTGCAGGCAAGGTTGCGGAGATGCGGGAAGTTTGCCTTACGCAACTTCTGGACCAAGTTCTTGGGGTGGGG